TGGTCATTCTTTCGAGAATGTTTCTATTAGTACTGCTTATAATGATGAGGCTGCGTTGGTTCGTTCTGTTGATTGGGATAATTCTGATCCTCGTGGATTTTTCCAGACTGGACGTAAAGAACGTGTTGGATATCTTCCTACTGATGCTTTTCAGACGTATCCTATTTTGGATGAAGAATCTACTGTTGCAACGTATGGTTTAAATTCTGTTCCAGAAATTGACCTTATGAAGATTGTTCTTCCTCGTGCTTATAAGACGAAATATTACTATCGTGTGTATATTACCGAGACTGTCTATTTTAAGGAGCCTGTTGTTAATAATTATAATGGGTTTACTCAACTTGATAGGTTTGTTAGACCTAATTATCTTACTGGTAGTCCAGATTCTGCTTCTAGTTTACATTGGCAGCAGGATTCTCCACATACGGTTATACCCAATAATCAGGGTGATGGGAAGGTGATATGATGTTATACATAAATGGTAAAAGAGTTATACCAGGTTCTCTCATGCTGTTTGAGGAGGATAATGATGAAGTTACTAGACTTTCTTCTATCAGTGAAGACTTGGATAAAGGTGAAATTACACATTGAATGGTGAGTACCATCTTGGTGTGTAGTTATCTCGCGTTAGCGTCGGTCGTTAGACCGAAACACGTTGCCTTAAACCTCTTACCCCCTAAAGGGGGTAAAAACTTCCTTAGTATTACGAATAGGAAGTTTGCCCCCTCTTAACTTACTATTTCTATGCGCCACCTGTCGCTTGATAATTTGTCTATTTTTGGGAATGTGTTTGTCATTACCAATACTTTGACCCCCCATATGTCGCGCATATTCGCGCTGTACCTTGGGTCGTATACTAATCCGTCTTTGACGGTTTCTATTGTTACATATAGTTGTTCTGACCATTTCCAAGATCTTGGTATGTCTATTACGATGTATGGTTCTCCTTTGTATGCTGAATGTACCCATTGTATGATACCTTGTACATTGCTCATCGTTGGTGGTACGTAACAGGCTTTTCCTGTCTCGTATAGGTGCCTAATTAGCCATGATTTGCCCCAATTACCTCTTGGGTCGTATACAACATCGACTTGTCTGTCGTTTTGTGTTCTAAGGGTCTTTATGACGTTCTTTTGTTCATGTCTTGGTTTTCCGTATCTGCATGATAGGATCTGTGTTGTATCATCTGATGTCCAATAATGTCCTTCTTTTCTTTCATATTCCCAATTGTCTTGTGCTTTTTCTATGTGTGCTTGTGGTATGTTGTTTTTTATCCATTCAAAAAAGAGTTTGTTTGATGTTTGTAATCTTATTTGCCAATGTAAAAGGCCTCCTTTTCCTTTTTCCATTGCTATTATCCATTTTTTGCAATCGTTTGTTTCTATCATTATTTTTATTATTTTTTTACACGCCCATTTTCTGGGTATTGTCATCATGTATGTTTCCATGATGTGATTATTACATCGACGATTATTAATACTCCATGATTACATTACTATCTCAAGGTTACAATAAGGTAACCTACTAACTAAAAGGTGTTAAACATGAGTTATGGAAACTATGGAAGGCGTTCTTATAGACGTTCAGGCTATGGTAGAAGGAGACCCTCTTATCGTGGATACGGTAGATCTTACGGAAGGAGATATTGAGATGGCCCAGTGGATGTACGCTGTACCTGTTGTAGGTTCTGCGGCGTATGCTTACGATAGCTATAAGGATAATATGAAACGTCAATCTGATTACTACCGTAATACTGGTCGTCATATGGCATATAGGTCAGATGAATATTCTGCTCGGGCTTACCGTACTGTTGGTGCGGAGCTTAATAAATATGCTGGACGTTCTATGCGTGGTGTCAGGAATATTATGAATCTTTGAAGGTGAAATTATGGTTGTTCAATCATTTACTTGGTTTGTTGACCTGTCTACGTCTGCGGATACTGTTCAGGTTATTTCAATTACAGCAGGTGGTAATCCTGTTAAGAATCGTCTTATGCCCTTTTTTACTGCATATAAATATTTTAAGCTTGGTGGTGTAAGTGTTAAGTTCTGTCCTGCATCAACTCTCCCAGTTGACCCAACGGGCCTCTCGTATGAGGTTGGTGAAAATACTGTTGACCCTAGGGACCAGTTTAATCCTGGCCTTATTCGTATTACTAATGGGGAGGATTTCTATCTTGATGCTACCGCCCTTTCTAGTGCTAACGCTGATGCTGTTTATTACAATATGATGCTTGATAAAAGGTGGTTTAAATTCCAGCTTCAGGCTGGTACTAAAAGGTATGCTAAACCTTTGTTTTGGTCTATTGCACAGGCTCATCAGGATAATTATCCCGGTATAACTGTTAACTATCCTAAATTCAATGATGCTTTTGGTCATTCTTTCGAGAATGTTTCTATTAGTACTGCTTATAATGATGAGGCTGCGTTGGTTCGTTCTGTTGATTGGGATAATTCTGATCCTCGTGGATTTTTCCAGACTGGACGTAAAGAACG